TACCTGCTGGTGTTACTGCACCTAGTGATACGGTATTGTTAAATCCTGATACAGCAATACTAATATGCTGTTCTGATTGCGAAGCAAAAGCTGCCTCGGCGAAACTTGAGGCCGCAAAGGTCACTCTATGTGTCTCCCAATCTCATAAATCTAAACTTTGTATGTTGATTACTTGAACTTCCTAAAAGTCTGTCACCAGAAACTAAACTATTTATTCTAAATTTACATTTATGCGTACTTGTATTTGTAACATCAAATAATATTGAAACTTCATTTGTTCCACTAAACTCAGCATAACTACCATCAAGCCCTTCTTGCGTTCTTGCAACTAAAGAATAATTAGCATTGTCTTCAGTAATATAAATTTCTGGTCTAATTATGGGGTCGCTTGAACTTTGATTTCCTTCTTCTAAAACTGCTGTAAAACCAACGTGCCAAATACCTGTAGAGGGAAAAGTAAATATTCCACTAGATTGTGTCATACCAGCATTAATATTTCCTATTCCTGATATTGCAGATAATGCTAAA